TATCCCATTGTTTATTGTTGCCTGAGAGTTCCAGATGTTATCAGATGCCGTGTTGCCTGTATTTCTAACTATCGACCAATCGGTAAATAGATTAGTTACATCTAGCCCATACCCATCTTTGATAATAGCAGAAATAGTCTTTGTCTCTCCTTGAGATATCAGCGTGTCTCCTCCGCCATCAAATGTCATGAGATAACCGACCTTTTCAAACTGATCTATCTTTCCGTAGATATAAGCATTTCCTATCACGGAGCCATATCCCTCGAAGGTCTTATCTCCAATAGACCAACCATCAAGTTTACCTTCTATGTAATAGATGTTTGAGTCGGTGAACTCCCATGAGTTAACACCTGTCAGGCCTATAGAATATTCCGTCGTGCGATATTTAAAACTCTGTCGAGAGGTATCTGTATTACTTCCCCTTTGTGCGAAGTTCATTTGGGCACTTGGGTGATTCTGTTGTGTCCAACTATCACTAACCTCACGGAGGATGTATTTAAACTCTCCGTTCGTAGACGCATCCGTTATCTCTGTGATATAGAAATAGGAGGTAAGAAATCCCATCTTCGTGATGTTGCCCGTATGGCTGTCACTACTCTCTGTATCGTTTACACCACCGAAGTTGTGAAAGATACCCATGCAGAAATCGCCGACTTTCACAGCGCCGTACTCACCATCCTCGAGATGCAATTTGACTGTTCCTGAAGATAGTTCCTTTCCTTTTGCGTCTTTATCTATAGTGACACTTTCGATTAAACCACCGCCGCTAGATTGATAATCCATGCCAACAAGCACCACAACTCTATTGAAATTTATCTGAGGAACTTGAAGGGTCTCCCACAATACGAGACCTCTCATTTCTGCATTTCCATTCTTTCCGATCTTTGCGCCTGAGCCAGTGAGGCCTGAACTGTATGTTCCTACCGTAACATCATCTTTCAATACAGACTTTCCAGATACGGTATTATCTTTATCTACAATCTGATTACCATGAACAATATTATCCTTCCCTATTTCATGAGATCCTGAAACAGACACATCTCCACCAACCGTTGCTTTTCCTGAAACGTTTAAATCTTTCCCGACACCAAGACTAAAAGGCGTCGAATCATCTTTCTCCTTGCTGATAAACTTATTAGAAAGAGAACCAAACATGTCTGTAATAGACTGCCAGAACGCATCAAAAAGATGACCCGCCCAGGATGTCGCATTTGTCGCCTCGTCTGCAAATCCGGCCTTTATCTTGTTTGTCTTTTTTATTTCGCTTCCATCTTCCTGTTTCTCATAGTCGGTAATATTCAAATAACCGTTAGAAACAGACAGCTTGTCAAGGTCTGCCTTATTATCATGGGTATGTCCAGGAACGGATGATTGCTCTATAATACTTTTTGTAATAGACGTACTTCCGCCACCTGATCCGGTTTCCCGAAGTCGCTTGCTGCGACACCGTGCCTTTATCTTTGTTACTGTCTGTGTATACGTCTTATTCATCTTCTACCTCCACGTCTATATATTCATCTTCTGATATTTCCAGCAATACAATTTCAGCAGTATCATTTGAACAGTCCTCCACTATACTTGCTATTGCAAAGTTGATATCATCACCCGCCGATACTTCCCTTACGAGACCAAGAGGATCGTCCCCATGATATAAATTATCATCTTCAAGCCCATTGACAAGATGTTTCCCGCTTGTATTAATAGTTCCGCTGAGTTTCAACATTCTGTCACCCGTTTGCGAATAAATGGTACCTATAAGAAGCTTTTCGGCCTGAGAGTTTCGAGACTCACGAACAAATGTGTGTATCTGTTCATTCAATTTCGTCATGTCAAGAAAACAACCTTTAGCTAGGGGGGAGTCATCCTCTAGCGTCCCGCAATTTGTATCCACCTCCTTATCGTCTTTAGCGTCAGAGTTGATAACACCTTTATAGGTCACATCGTCCTGCTCAGCAGTTTGGTTTGTCATCACGTTTACCAGTTCAATGGTTGGCTTTTTAAAAAGAAGCCACGTCCATTCCGCATCATTATTATGTTCAGACAACGCATCGACGTCGTTCATCAGGATCAGCCTGTCACCGACAGATATCTGTATCGTACCACCTACAGGAGGGGATGGAATATACTCTCCCGTCTGGCGGTTCACAATATTCCCGTTCAATTTATTCGTTGTTCGCGGGATGGTATGTTTATTTTCTTGCCATCCAAGCACCCCGGTATCATCCACCCTGTCGTCATAACTATAATATGACAGGAACGCCGACCCCCATCCGAGCACATCACCATCTTGCACCCATGTGCCCTTCATCGAGCTCACGGGATTACTCACTGCGCTTGAAGCATTTGACCAGTTGCAAAAGACATATTGATGACCGTCGTCTCCGGTCAAGATAATCCTTATCGGAACATATACCCAGTTCACATAATGCTTCACCCAGTCCACTTTATTCTTATAACTCAGATCATCACCGGCATCCTCATAGGGATTGTATTTTACGTCTAGCAGCATCGGGAGCTTAAGTCTATAACATGTACCTCCGCCCGTTTTTTCAATCCTGATCCCCGAAATAGAAAACATTGATTGCGTCGAAGCTGCCATAAAAGCATCAGTTACCGTAGTTGCTGTTGTGATATACCGATAAGAATTGATATAATAATGATTGGTGTCTATTCGTGGAAGTATATTAGTTTTCTGATGTTCATAGCTCGAACTTGATATATATTTAAAATATTCCTGAGAGACAAGCGCCGCAATTCCATCACACTCTTCACCAGAGTTCCAAGGGAAAAGATGGAAAAACTGAACCTCATTAATATTAATTGTTGCACCAATACCGGAACTCTTACCCCAATGAAGTGTAAATCCTCGCGCCGGATCTTCACTTTCAAAGGTGCTTACATTGACGGTTTGCCTCCACCCAAGTGCAGATTTTGTGAGAAACTCAACATCACTAAAGCTACTCAAAATGTGATAATAGGCTTTATCATAGTCAACAAGTTTAATATCCGCAACATCCAGAGATGACGACGCATAAGGGCTGAATGTCACCTTTACCGTATTACATACCTCACCCGTCCCTAGCACCTGGTCATCGCTTGCCCATTCAATACGCCTTGTTGCATTCCTTTGTGCCAAACCATTCGGATCAAACACATATATCTTTCCTGCCTTCTGTCGTATCTTCAGCGCAAGAGGTGTAAGAATATGGGTTATCACATCTTTTAAATTTGATACCTCCCCGTCTTCATCTGTCCAATTCTCGCTTTTGATGCCAATAGTCGACAGATCTACCGTATATCTCAGACCGTCGTTGCCTCTCGAGGATCGCTGCGTGGTTATCATACTTGTATCAGCCCCGCACGTCGTTCCTTCCTCCACTGTTGTCAGACTGAGAGCATCCCCGTCTGTTGCATTTGCCCTGCAGTAGTTTGTGACCACAGCAAAGTTAATTCCACTCCTTTCTAAAGCATCCTTCAGTATGCTATCGATACTCTGTACACCTGTAAGGTTATATTTCAAACGCTCGAAGATTCCGAAATCAGTAAACGTCAAGCTCACCTCGTAATCTCCAACAGTAGCGTATGGCTCTTCATAGAATTCCGGATCAAGCGTTCCACTCCAATATAATTTATCATCGCGCTGCACGTCCATCCTTATCTCTCCGGCCTTAATGGAATATAAATCCATATAAGTACGGTCTCCCGGACTAATTACCTTCAGCGTTGCATTGCTTCCCATAATAGGTTCTTCCACGCCTTTCTCTTCCCATTCAATAGTTAATGGCTCATCGTCCGGAAAGGTAAGATCACCTACACCTCCGCTATAATCCTTACACCATATCTCTACCGTCCATTTAATGTCCTGGTTAGTATAATATGTTCCTGTATATCTTTTTCCGAATGCCATTTTAATGCTATTTTATTACTGTTTAAATCAACTTCTACGAGACAGATTATTACGTCTCTGATAAACACCAACAAGATCACGGCCGCGTTGACGAAAAACTACCTCCCCACTTCCAAACCCCGAAGGCTGTATCATAGATTTCAGTTTATCCAAAGGTGCCGTTACCTCGGGATTGCGAGACGCATTGGCATACTCTCCAAATAAACCCAACGTTGGGCCATAAGCTATATTTCCATTTGCAAATTTGGGAACAGCTGCGGCCACGATCATAGCTTGAAAAGAGGCTATCTGTGCAGTAGCCAAACCCTCACCAATAAAAGGAAGTCCTGCGTATGCTGCAACAGTTTTAGCTGCCGCAAGACCTGACCATGTAGCAGCTTCGGCACTGTTTGTTGCCATCTGTGCGGATGCTTGCGTGGTTTGCTCTACGGTTGTAGCAGACGTAAGCGCCTTAACAACCTGTATAATAGAACTAATTCCGTTAAATATCTCTATACCCGCATCGACAATACCCGTTAACTTATCCCAGGCCGATCCGTTTCCCTTCAAGGTTGAAGAAAGATCCCTTATCCCATTTCCTACGGACTTTACGTCGCCCCACGTCTTCTCAAACGTAACTTGACTTTTACGAAGTTTTGCTTCATAATTTGTCCATTCTGTAATCTGAGATTTTATATTTTTTGCCTGTGCAGCAGAAGTGGAAGGTGAAGAAATAAGTTTATTAAGATCCGTTATCTTTTTCTTGATCCCATCAACACCAACTTCCTTAAGTCTTATCGTAACCTCTTTATCTGTCAAACCGCTTAAGTCAGACAATTCCACCTGTGTGGCCGACAGGTTTCCAAGATCTTGCAGAAGTTGACGTTTCCTTGTTAATGCCGCTACGGTTCCTTCAACAGCTGTCAATTGGTCGCCTTCTGCCGTTTGAGCCTGCTTGTTATAAAAAGTAATAGCGTCATCCAGTTGCTTGTATGTATTAAGTTCAGCGATGCCTGCAGGCTTGCTGGCAGCTTCATCCACCGACAACCACCCCTCTCTTATTTTATTCAGTTGATCAATCCGTGCAGCATACATCGGTCTGGTTACTGCATCTGCATTTTGTTGTGCATCCTGATAATACTTAATCGCATCATCAAGTTGTTTATAGGTGCTTATCTCGGTGACTAATGGCTCTATTTTAGTAGCCTTTTCCATTGCGTCACGCTTGTCCTTAAGTTTCTGAATATTATTTGCTATTTCAGCCCGCTCACTGTCACCGGCATGTTTCAGCAGGTTCTCCTGTCTGGTAATCTCCGTTCCGTAATCTTCTAGCGTTTTCAGTTGTGCAGGCTTTGAATATTCCGCCTGCAATTCCTTGATAGCCTCCTGCTGACCCTTTGCCTTTTTAATGCTTTCACTAAGCGTCTGTATCTGTTTTTGATTTGAAGGGTCTGTAGCGTCAAGTTTCTTTTGCCAGATTTCAATATTATTTGCCAGATCCGCGTAACTCTTTGCGTCCTCAACAAGGACGTCGTCCTTCTTTTTCTTCTTTGTGTCCAAATCCGGACGATCAGGTGAACCAACTACAGGTATCTTTATTTTCCCGGCTTCGGCAGATGCTTCCTGCATCTGCTTTTTAAGACTGCTGACAGCCTCAGTATTCTTCTTTATTTTACTTTGTGCCTTTTCCAGATCACTCGACCCGGCCACTTCCACTTCTGTTTGATATGATCCGGCGCCATTCGCGCTTTGCCATACGGTCTGCGTTTCCCTCTCTTTTGAGTATTTTTTAACGGTTCCGTTTTCGTTATATTTGAGCTCGTGATTTTCTTGTTCCTTTTTAGCGATCTCATCAGCCAGCGAACGCGTCCTAGCTTCAATCACCATCTGATCACAATATGCGGCACTATCTGCCGTCAAAGCCTTATACCAATCCGAAACGGTAGAGAAATAGCCAATCGTTGTCCCGTATGCGGAGTTCATCTCTTCCACTAGAGCCTTTTCTTTTTCCTTTGATCCATGAAACTCTTTTAGCTTCTGAATGTTTATTTCCAGCGCCGCACGTGTCTGCTGAAGCTGCTGTGACTCATTTTGCCGTGCCTGTGCGGCGTCATCTACTGCCTGCTTTTGATCCTCTTCCTCTTTTGTAGCCCCGGAAGACTTCTCTGATAATTTTTCATAGAGAGAAATAAGCCCCTGGACGGCAAGGAATAGCCCAAAAGTCATCGTTGCATATAGTGCCACCATTGACGCACGAAGCACCCACGTGCTTGCCGTCGTTGTAATATTCATCGCTGTCAGTATTCCTTTTGCCTGAGCATCAAGTTTTGTTGCTGCAACTGATGCTAATTGCGTAATTCTGGATAAAGAAAAAGCAGTCGCAATACCCCTAACACCATTTGCTACATTTGTAAGTGCAAAAATTGTCATACCCAACTCACTCATTCCCGTCAAAAACGGCTCATATTCGGAAAGAGCCGCACCTATTTTCTTTTTTATATCATCAAAATTATTGGCGAGCTGTTTGGCCTTTCCGGCATCTGTCTGAGCAAGGTTTTGGTTCATCTGTCCGACATTGTCGGTTATTACTTGAGCTAGAGTGGCGGCACGTTGTTCTTCAGTACCATACTTGATAATCTGCGCTTGTGCATCCGTGAATGTAACACCAACGCGTGACAACACGCCTGTCTGGCCCTGCATGGCCTTACCCATCATGTTGCCAATATTCACAGCATCCTCTTCGGTAGCGTTAAATCCTTTTTGCTGTGCCAACAAATTATTCATTGCAGGGATAAGCATCTCAAGGCTTTTACGCTTATTTAAGAAGGTGGCCAGTTGCTGAGATCCCGACAACTGTATATCGTCATCTACTATTCCCAGATTCTTCTGTGCTTCCGTCAGACGTTCAATGCCTTTAACATCACCTTCGGTAGCATTCATACGTTGCTTCATAACAGTCTGAAGCTTAACCTCTGCTGTTTCTTGAACAACATATAATCCGGTCAGGTTTCTGATCTCTTCAGAAATTTGAGAAAAACCGTTAAACGCATTCTGTAACGCCATAGATGCCTGATTGATATCAAGCAGGCGACTATTCATGTGCTCAGCATTATTGCTCACCTGATTAATGGCCTCGCCGAGCTGGCGTGCATCCATCGTGACGGTTCTGACACTCTCCCCGCCCGCAGTTTCTATTTTGATCTGAAATGTTACCGAATTTGCCATTTTATTCTATTCCACGTTTTTTCTTTATTTCCCCATAACGCTGCCGTTCCTTTTCGGGATCCATTTTGCAGGTTTCTGTTTTCCCATCGTCCTTATTGTCCCACTCAAACCGGATAATATCTTTTGGATCCAGCTTGTCTGTTGTGTGCATTCTGACGTAATAAAAACATTGCATACGCGTTTGCTCCCATTCGGCGCGTTCTTCGTTTTTCTTTCCCGTCGTCCACGCTTCAACAATCTCGTTAAACTCACGTGGGGTGCATCTGTCAAAGTCCATAACACTCATACCGATACGCCCCACTGCAAGCCCCAAGAGAATGTCAATATCTATTATTTCACTGTCTGAACTGTTTTTTTTTCAGGATCGAGCAAAGCCGAGAATCCCTGTATTGCATCACTGTCCAGGCGATCTGTAAAATCAACGAGATCGTATGGCATTTCTATTCCTTCAGCATTACAGGTACTCTTGCAGCAGCACCACACAAGAACGGCCATATCAGCCGCACCGTCTATCTGACTTACGTCGTGTCCCGTCTCTTCCTTAAACCTGCGCATTGCGCCCAATGTCAACTTGCAGGGAAAAGACTTCCCATCAGATGTCGTAATCGTTATCTTTATCTTTTCTGCCATAATTATGCTCCCGTATTTTCAGTGATCACGCCGGCTGTCATGGTGCCGTCTTTCACAGCCCCACTGTTGTCGAGTGTGATACTGTATGTCTCGTCATCTCCGGCCTTTCCTTCCTGGTCAAGGCTTGAAATAACGAAGTCTCCATACTCAACGGTTTGAGAGTCCCGATAGTTCCATGATGCTTGCACTGATTCGCCTGCCTTGAATACTTTTTTAAACTCCGGAAGTCCTGCCACGTCGCCATCAAACACAAAGCCTCCTGCAGTAATTGTGGCAGTAAGACTTTTCACATATTTCTCCGCCCATTTACCACTGTTTGATTCTTTTGTTTTACGGGTTCCGGTTTCGGATTTATAACCGATTTTACATTCCGTAGAATGGCCAATAGCCGTCTGTTTTCCTGCTATGGGAATAGACAATATAAGGTCAGTTCCATCTCTATAATCCATAATACCATTTTTTTAAGTTGATTTTCTTTTTCTTGATGATCCATATCGCGACCGCAATAAGCGCCACGACAGCCAGAATGATAACATCGAATACGGAAAAGAAATGCACCTTAATAGGCTTTATCTCCGTTGTTTTTGTAACCGCTGCTTTCACATCGTTCTTTGATGTTGATGACGCATTGCTACTTATCGATGCTGTTGTCTTTACTTTAGAGGGTGCAACCGCTTCGGCGGTGGCAACAATCCCTTTGCCGGTCTTTTTCAGCGTAACACGCGTTGTTTTATTTGTCTGCGTGTAACTTGCTCCCGTCGGAAGTGCTTCCAGCTGCGGGATCGTTACTTCCAGCGCTGCCGTGTCCACCTGCGGGGGTTCCACTTCGGTTATCAGCGTTGATGCCGACATCGCCACCGCCGACACACTGTCCTTTATCTGAGGATTCTGAACCGCTATCGTCCGGGTCGACTGACAACTCATTGCGAACAGGGCACTGCATATTATGAGGGCATTTCTGGATTGCCTGAATAGCCTTTTTGAGACCATTAATGGCACGTTTAAGATTTCCATTTTCTGTTCTGATTTTTTCAAATTCTGTTTGTATTTCTTCATATTTTTTTTGTGTTTTCTCAAGCAGGGCGGAAACGTCGTCGTACATAGACTTAAACGTATCGTGCACATCCTTGGCCGCAAGCGACTCTCGCACCTTTGCGCTTTTTCTGTTTGCAAGCCACGCGATTGCAGCACCTATACCTCCACCCGGTATTGCCCATTGTAATATTGCTAATATCGTGCCCATATTCTTAATTTTATAGTCTTATACTCTTAATCCATGAAGGGACGTCGAAAGAAGGACAAGCCTTTCCGGGATTCAACTGATGATGACCAACGATTTCTGCGCCGGGATGTCTGCGGTGGAAGTCTTTGACATATTTAATCAACGCCGCATTCTGCGCATCCGTTCGGGTATCTTTCGGCTTTCCGGATTCATCCACACCGCCCACATATACCACGTGGCGGCTGGTACTATTATATCCGGCAGCACCGTTGCTTATCTCCCATGGGTCAACATTGTTGTCCTCATTGTAGGGTATCATATTTTCAACACCTCCATTAAGATGTATCATATCCGAATATCCTACCTTTTTCCATCCCCTTCCGCCCTTGCTTACCGGATCGCAGTGCCAGTGCCTTATTTCAGCACTGGTCACCTCACGACCTTCCGGGGTTGCGGTACAATGAATGACGAGTCTTTTAAGTTCCATCACTCAATTATGCCTTTGTACCTGAGTAAATAGCCACATTTGCATCCTCCTTTTTAGGCATACAGATGAAATAATGGCAAAAATTGATCTCATTGCGCTGATACCGCGGGTTTGTCTGAGCGTCACGGTAGTACATTTTCATACTTCCGGTAGCTTTGAATACGCGCGGAACATAATACGCAAAAGAGGCCTGTTTGTCTGTTGTACCTGGCGTTGTTCCAACAGCCACCTTGACACCCAAAGTTGTATAATATGGGTTGTTGACAAACTGGTAAATCTCAAATCCGTACATATTGGTAATCTTACCGGTCTCATACTGGTAGAATTGCTGCGCGAATCTCTGCTCCTGCTCTAAAAGGTCATTGATGTGATCAGGGCAAAGTACCAGGCGGCGACCGTCAAGTGGAACCTTAGCCTTATCCATGGCACGTTTCAACTTAATAACATCCTTCACGGTCAACTTTAGGCGACCTGTACCGTCATCATCTCCGGACGTAATAAATACGGGCGTTGTCGTAGTATCCTGTGTCGGACACAGTGCATGTGCCGCCTTGGTGAATTCCGCATCGGCTAAGGCATTCCGGTGACTTTCCTGTATGCGTGACATTTTATCGTAGCTTATAGCGTACAGCTCATCATCAGTGAGTGGGGTGACTTTTGTCTGAAATTTGTCTAGCGATATCGCTTTATCGGTATCGTCCAAATCCTGTAAATCGATAGGATAAGTCGTGTTGTTTATCAGCACGTCGGGATCCACACCAACATCCACAAGATGTATGACGTCGTTTTCAACGACCGACGAACTGTCCGGAACGCCGGCTAACCATGTCCCGTCAAGTCCTGCGCGGAGACGTTTGATCATTTCTCCTGTCCAGATCTCTGTCAATATACCTTCTCGTAATGAGCCTTCAGGGGCAAACTGCGAAAACATACCGGCTACCACATTTGCACCGATGGCGCACGTAATAGCATCTGCACCCATCATGTGGGCGAACAATACGCCGACCATGCTGTTCAACATGACGGCAGCAAGAATTGCTGTTAATACTTTCTTCATATCTTAAAAATGTTTGTTATACCGGACATTCCAATCCGTACTCGGCCTTGTACAGAACGCGATACTTGTTAATGTCGTCAGCCTTGAGCTGCACCTGCGATTCAGGTGACATGTCGCTTAATTTCTTCGCGTCTGTATTTCCTGTAGCCCCACCGCCCTGGTGACCCATTACCAAGGTTCCAAGTTTAACAGCAGGTTGCATACTGTCGAGAACCTTTGACAGTCCTTCGGCTCCAAGCTTTGCGCCCAGCTCTACAAATTCAGCCTTTTTGTCGGCATTCAGCTTTTTCTCTTTGACAGCGTCATCAACCAGCTTCTCGATCACACTGCTGGTAATCTTTGCTTTTTCGGCCTCAAGGCCAGCCTTCTCTTTTGTCAGGGTTTCAACCTGTGTTTGCAAATCGGTAACAGTCTTGTTTCCGTTTGTTTGCATCTCTGCGATCTTTGCGTTGATCGCTGCCTCGTCCGCCGTCTCCGGGAGTCCGAGTTTTACTGCTAAAATCTTCTGATCCATGTTTTTTGTTATTTTGTTAATTAAAGGAAGCGTGTTTTCTCCACCCTGTCCGCATGTTAATACGTGACCGTTGCGGGTTAGTCGAATAGCATCGTCATTTGCGCCGATGTCTACCAGACTAACCTCGCATAATTTTGATTTTGTAATTGTCGGTCGGGTTTGGCCGATAACCAGAAGATTCGGGTCATCGGATAATTCTATAATGTCAATACCTATTGAAGTCATACGGATGGAACCTTTATCAAACTGCTGTTTGAGCTGTTTTGACAAGTCGGTAACCTCATCAAACACAAGTTCGCAGGTTATGTCGTCACCTTCTTTTGCAATACCTGTCACAAACCCTATTACGTTTCCACGTTCGTGCATCCATAATAACACCGGATTTCGTTGATACTGACTTATATCCAACCCATCGGTGAGGACGCGTGTCCCGTAACTGTTAAGACTACTGTTTGTTATTCTTACTCGTGCCATATTTTTATCATTTATAAAATCGAGGCCGCTACTCTAGCCTTAGCTTCACGGCCTCTCTATCCACATTTCTGCTGCAATATTACATCACTTTTTGCACACATCCAAAAAAGTGTGCAACGGTGGCGCACTATTGTGTAGGGCGTGCGTCGTTTTTTTGTAATGTGACCGATTATTAGCATTTTTGCACTGTTTAAAACGCGTTTTATGAAAAAACTAGAAATTGAAAGCAAAAAGGCACTTGCCCGTACATTATACCTTACCGGGTTGGAGCAGGCTGATATAGCCGAAAAAATCGGGGTGGGAAAAAATACCATTTCAAAATGGTGTGTATCAGAAAGCTGGAAGGAACAGCGTGCCGCCACACAGGTGACACGTCCCGAACTTGTCAACAAGGTTCTGATCACAATCGACACCCTTCTGACACAGATACAGGAAAGCAATAGCCCGGAACTGATTGCTTCCGCTCCGGACAAACTTGCAAAGCTGGCGGCAGTCATTCAGAAACTTGATAAGAAAGCAAATACGGTAGATGTCATCGAGGTGTTTATGGCATTCAGCAAATGGCTTGAATTCAGATCCAACACAGACCCGGAAGTAACCCCTGAACTGATGAAGACTTTTAATAAGTATCAGGATAAATATATACTATACAAATTAAGTTCTAATTCCTAAGTTATGCTGTCGGAACAAAAAGAAATACTCGAAAGGTGGCGAGAACATTGTACACGAGTACAAAAGTTAACAGCCCTGGACGCACACGAAACGGACAGCGAGAAAAGTGCGCGTATCAAAAAACTCAGAAACAACTACGCTGCGTTTTGCGAGTATTACTTCCCCCATTATCTGACACAATACGATAAGGCAACAGGGGAGCCTGTTAAGATAACGCATAACGCTCCTTTTCATAACGAAGCGGCAAAGAAAGTAAAAGAGACTCCGAATTTAAAGGCAGCCTTTATGTGGCCGCGTGGACACGCAAAATCTACACACTTCGATGTATTCATGCCTTTGTGGCTGATCTTTCAGCCAAAGAGACTGATCAACGTCATGGTTGTTGTCAGCAAGTCAGAAGATGCCGCAAAAGGTCTCTTGGGAGACATCCAGGCAGAGTTTGAAGCAAACCAAAGAATCATTAATGACTACGGGTCACAGAAGAGTGGTGGAGACTGGCAGGATGGTGAGTTCGTGGCACAGTGCGGTGTAGCCTTCTTTGCACGTGGTCGCGGACAAAGCCCCCGAGGCCTTCGTTATAAGGAAGCACGTCCCGATTATATCGTTATCGACGACCTTGACGATGACGAACTTTGCCGAAATGAACGGCGTATTCATGAGATGTCTGAGTGGGTAAAGACGGCATTGTTTGGTGCCACCGACGTCGGACGTGGCCGCTTCATTATGGTGGGAAACCTGATTAGCAAGACATCTGTATTACAAGAATTTTCAGAGACAAAAGACGTTTTCTTATCTAAAATAAAAGCGGTTGACGCAACCGGGAACCCTATATGGAAAGAAAAATGGACAAAGCAGGAAGCCGAGGCCATGCGCACTTTCATGGGGTACCGCAACTGGGAAAAGGAGATGATGCACAACCCCATCAAGGAAGGTACCATCTTTAAACGCGACTGGATTAAATATAAAAAGATATTTCCGTTACACCAATACGACCAACTGATCGTTTACATTGACCCGTCATTCAAGGGAACCACGAAAAACGACTATAAGGCAGCAAGATTCTGGGGCCGCAAAGGCAAAGAGTTCCACCTGATAGACTGTTATGTTCGCCAGGACAGCGTGAGAGGAATGGTTCGGTGGTGTTACAACCTGTGGGAAAGCCTTCCCGAAAATGCGGCAGTAGTATGGTATATGGAAGCGAACTTCATGCAGGACACCCTTCTCGATGAATTTGAGCGCGAAGGAGACGAGCGGGGACACCAGCTACCATTAACACCAGACAACAGAAAAAAACCCGATAAGATAGCGCGTATTGAGGCCGTATCCCCTTTATGGGAACGCGGTTTTATCTATTACAATATCGACAAAACAAATGATCCTGACATGATTGCAGGAATCGACCAGACACTGGGACTCGAGCGAGGAAGTACCGTCCATGACGACGCACCTGACGCCGACGAAGGTGCTATATGGAAGTTTCAGAAGTCCACACGTACTGAAGCTTTCGTGCCCATTATGGGCGGACGTCATAATATTAACAAACATAATTCATGGTAAAATGAAAGAATTGATCAAACGTTTATTTTTCAGCTGGAGATTTAAAAAATCAGTTAAAAAAGCAGACGAAATGCACAGGCTGACGGCATTGAAATATTTCGTCATCGTACTGAATGGAAAACTAAAGGTTGTCGCAAAGCAAGATATCAAGCGACTGATAAGAATGCGGTACTTCCGAAAGGGGACTCGTGTCGAACAGATTGAACAAAGGGCTTTATATATAACACGATAATATGACACTTACGGTAAATGATTACATGTCCGTCATCAGCGAAATGTCTTACAAAAGCATTTCACAGGGAAACGAAGAAAGTGTCCGCCGTTCAGAGACGGAGGCACGGGAAGAAATAAGCGGATATCTCAGACCTGTGTATGACGTGGAAAAAATATTTTCCGCAGAGGGAGAGGAAAGAAATCCGCAGATCGTTATGCTGATGACAGACATTACCTTATATCATCTTTCTGCTTCATCGCCACAGAAGATGGGTGTAGAGGTCAGAAAAGAGAGATATGAACGCTCAATAAAATGGCTGGAAGGGGTTCAATCCGGAAAGATTGTCCCCGACATACCACGCGTTAAAACAACAGACAGCGACGGAAACACTTCCGACGCCGGGGTTCTTATTTATGGATCTAATACTAAATTACATCATGATTGGTAATATGTTTGATTTTTTACACAAGAAAAGCCAGAGCCAAAATCAGGCCCCTGTATTTCACACAAAATTTGGAGATCTTAATCTGGCGAAGCCGGAAGACATGGCTACAGCCCGTAAGATTATTGTCGAGTTAATACAAAATACAGACGCATTGACTCGCAAGGACATTAGAGACTGGCGGCTTGCTTGGCAAATGGCGATCAACATTGATACGCCTAACCGTACGCGACTATACAATATATATACGGACGTAGATGTCGACCTTCATCTCTCAGGATGCGTTGGTCAACGGAAGGGATTCGTCATGGCCAGAAGTTTTAAACTGACGAAACCGGACGGAAGTCCGGACGAAGAGACCGTGAAGCTGTTTAACACGATATGGTTCAAGGATCTTATGGAGTACAGCCTGGATGCAAACTATTGGGGCTTCTCTCTTATCGAACTTGGGGACGTAATTACGGACAATGAGGGGATGATGAAATTCGACGGCGTGACCTTAATACCAAGAAAACACGTCGTACCAGAAAAAGGACGTGTAATACGCTACGAAGGAGAATCGTGGCAGTCCGGAATTGATTATCACCAGCCTCCTTTCTGCGACTGGCTGATAGAGGCAGGAAGGAAAAACGACTTGGGATTATATCTTAAAGCGGCAATTCAGACAATACCGAAAAAAAACACGTTTGGATTCTGGGATAACTTTGGGGAATTATTCGGTATTCCGTTCCGAGTTGCCAAAACGGTAAGCAGGGACAAGAAGGATATTGACGAAATATCAAAGATGATGAACAAAATGGGATCGGCAGGATGGGGGATATTCCCCGAAGGTACAGAGGTTGAGGTAAAGGAAACAGCCAAAGGGGACGCGTATAACGTATTCGACAAACGCATTAACCGAGCAAACTCCGAGCTATCCAAATTGATCATACTACAAACGATGACCATCGAGGACGGGTCTTCATTAAGCCAGTCGCAAACCCATCTTGAGATTTTGCAAAATCTGATAGAAAAGGACGCTGACCGTTTTCGCGACATCGTCAATAGTCAGTTGATTCCCCTGATGGTTAAACACGGATTCCCTGTCAAGGGCCTGACGTTTGACTGGGATTACTCTATAGACTACACACCAGAGGAACAACTTAATTACGAAAAGATGTTACTAGAAAATTACGATATTGACGGAGCTTATTTCAAAGATAAGTATGGTGTTCCGGTGGGAGAAAGAAGGGCCGGTACTGGGTCTCCGGCACCGATAGATCCCGGAAGCAAACAGAATAACGCCCGTAGTCGTTTTTTCGATTAAGCCCCGCCGATTACGTGGGGCTGCACGATAGGTACCTCGACATGTTGGGAGGATCCGTCTATACAAAATTTTCAAAAGACGGAAAAGAAATACCTCAAAAAGATCTCGACAAACTGAAAAAGAAATTTGAAGGAATGATGCAATCTATTTATGAGCAAAAAGGTGCCAAAATCTCAATTAGCATATTATCAGACGACAACGTTCAAGACTTTATTACAACACATTCCGACATACTTAACAGCACATATACTAATGTCGAGATGTCAGATAAGATGCGTGAGCGTCTGAATCGATCTGATTATATATTCAGTGGAATGAAAACATTCCACGAACTGAATGAGGCATTCCCGTCTATCACTGACGAGAATGGTGATCGAAAACCGTTTGAACGCTTTTTAAACGACGTTCAAAAAGTCGACGAGACCTATAACTGCAACTACCTTCGCAGTGAATACAACTTCGTAACCGCCTCGGCGGATATGGCTGCCAAATGGGATGAATTCATGGCGGACGGAGACCGTTATCTCCTTCAATACCGAACAGCAGGGGATGACCGTGTTCGCGAAGAACATGCCGAACTTGAAGGAGTTACACTTCCGATAGACGACGGCTTCTGGGCAAGTTATTACCCTCCGAACGGATGGAATTGCAGATGTACCGTCGTACAGGTGCGGCGCGGAAAGTATGAAGAGACAGTGCACGACGAGGCTATAAACCTTGGAGAGGCCGCATTAAAAAGTGACAAAAATGGAATCTTTAAATTCAATTCTGGCATGCAGGAAAGAACAGTTCCGGCATACAATCCTTATACGATTAAGAAATGTAATAACTGCCCGCTAGGATCTGGAGACAGCAGCAAAAATGCAAAACCGGACACAACAGACAACCAAGTGTGCGCAGCATGTAAGATGCTGAACAAACAAGCAGATAAAACAAAATAGAAATGGACATACAAATCAATAACATCACATGTTGCAATTGTCTTGACGGCATTAAAACAATCCCAGATAAGAGCATTAAATCAGTTATATGCGACCCGCCCTATTTCTTAGGAATGACGCACGACGGGAAAAAGGCAAATATGGCTGACCTCGCAATTTGCACACCTTTTTACCAAGAACTATTCAAACAGTTCAAGCGTGTAATGACCAAAGACGCATCGCTTTATTTCTTTTGCGACTGGCGTGGATATACCTATTATTACGAGCAGCTCGTACAAGCTTCTCTTATCCCAGACAATTGCATCGTATGGGATAAGGGAAGTGGCTGCGGGAACTTCTATACGTACGAACATGAATTTATCATCTTCGCCACGAATAACAGAAGCTTTCATGTGCGGGGAGCTCGTGGAATCATTCATGATGTACCATCCTTCAGGACAGGAGCACGTGTCAGCGATGGCGAGAAAGTACACCCAACCCAGAAACCCGTTGCGCTGATCGAAAAGCTGATCAAGGACAGCACGGAGACTGGAGACACCGTGCTTGATTGCTTCGCAGGTTCCGGAACGACTGCCGTCGCCGCAGAGAGAACAGGAAGGAAATATTACTGCTTTGAACTACAGCCAAAATATGTAGATATAGGCCAACAGCGTATAATCAAGGAAAAGGCATAAAATAAGCCCCGTAGTTGTTTGACTACGGGGCTTATTGTCGATTGTAACATACGTTTTTAAAACTTCTTGCTGTGGTATCTTTTTCTCAAGTAATGCACGATAACAAAATACCTGTCAAGTATCCTAAGTTGACGTTCAATAATTCGACATTGACATCCTGCTATTTTCTTAACAACGTAGTTTAAGTTTGTCAAACAAATGATTGAAATAATCAATCCGGAAAATAATCCTATCAGGATATATATTATACTATAAATCATTTCTCAACTTTTACTTCTTCCAGCCCATCAACAAAAATACAAGCCGCGTTGGTCAATGTCTCAAAAGCATCCTTTATTTCATCTTCTTGAGGGCGGCTGCTCAATATGTCGTGAACCATCTCTGCAAAGCCTTGCTTCACGAGATCATACAAACGACTTTCCTTAAGAGTTACACTTTCGTCAGCTTTCACGGGTTCAAGGTCAGACTTTTTATATAAAGCCCCTTCCTCACCTTCATCAAACGATGAAAAGCAAATTTCATCTTTTGCCCCATCATAGGATCCTTCTGTCATTTTTACATAACCAACGCAAAATGCGTTGATAACCTTTCCGGTTTCTTTTACTTTTAATTTCATAATTCTTTTTTTAATGTTTATAATTTTAATTGTCCCACATAATTATACATGTCGATATTTTCCATAATCTCCTCATGATTGTGATTTGTCACAGTATCGGACAGTATGAGATTACAGAAGTTTTCACCTTTCAAACCCGTCAAAGCCTTTTGGATGTATTCGGAATAGTCCAGTACGGCCAAGGCTTCGTCCCTTAATTCGCTGTTTGAAGCAGCGGAAGCCTGCCAACTCGTTACGATATGAAGTATTACTTGCGAATTTGTTTTGTTTTCTAGTCCGCCACTTAATGGCTTCCATGAAATTTTTGAGAACTCTATAAATACGGCCGGCATCGGCCACGCATTCTCTTGCTCTATAAACTCTACATTGTGATTCCATAAATCTACATATTTTATCATTCGTTCCACACCGTCGGCCTCTCCTGAAGCTATTGCTTCATGACTGATAACCGAACCGTCTGATGCTATTTTAAACAGCGCCTCGGTTATTGCCTTGTATAGTTCTGATCTCATATTATTTTATATTCGTTATTAAAATACTGCGTGAGGTTTTCTGCAATAATAACCTTAACCGTTGCTTCTACAACTGGATCCATTCCGACAAACTGGCGGCGTGGTATTACTATTTTAGACCCGACCTTTTTTAATGCCATATATTTCCAGAATTCCGCCTCTGTAGACAACTGTACGGTTCTTTTGTTTCCGCTTTTCTCTCCACTTTTTTTGCGGTCAAAACTTCCGACAGAAGAATAGTATTTTGCCCAGAAAAAACGTTTCATCTTGGCCGTGACAGTTAGTGTTCCTCCGGTGTTGTGTATTTCAGCGTATTCTTTCGTATATGAAAATGTAATAGTACTTCCGGTCGTTTCAACATTAAAACTTCGGCGAAGAGCTCCCGTGTCTATCAAGATGGCACCCCCAGGACGTAACGGACTTTTCCTTCTTTGCCATGCCTGACTGAAAAAAGCCTGGCGTGAAAAATTCCGATCAAACTCATCTTTATATTCTACGCGGATATCGCTAATGATACGGCGTATGATTTCATCTATATTACTCGCCATTGGTGTCGAATTTTAAAAATTGTTCTGTTTCACGCGGTATTACTATTGTTTTCATAGCTGGCGCGGTGAGCAGATTGTAAAAAGTACGTTCACATATACCGTACTTTGGATATACGAAACGACGCCATATCTCCCGGTTGCTCAAACCGTCCCTTGCGTGATCGTCATATATACGATTAATGTCCAATACTCTTTTTTCGTATGCTACACCGCGTCTGCTATCTTTCATCTTTCAATTGTTTAATGTTATTTTTTCGGTTTGTAGGCCCTTATCTGATATACGATGTCGGCAGATACCAACACCCGGCCACTACCTTCACATTGCGGGCATGTAACATTATTACCGGGTTCTAGACCGTCAATTACGCCCTTTCCGTTGCATCTTCGACATACTGCGATATGCTCATTCTTTGATTCTCTCTTTTCCATATTACATCCTGCAAAAAGAAGGTTCAACACGTTTCCAAACTCCATCTTTATCTCGCTGAGAGAAATAATAATTAACAGCATTACGCTGTACGACATTCGACTCCTTGAAGAGGGTCATTATCTCGCTGTATTCTCCATCAAATTTATCCTCAAGCGCGTACAGCTTGCTAATACTCTTATAGTCAAGGTTGCCGACTTGGTTGCGCTCTAATAACGTCATGGCCATCTGATACATCGGATCATCCGCGCCCTTCTCGCTTCGTTGCATGTACGCTTTCAGGTATTCAATCAGTCGTTCTGCAGCCATATCTGCACGTTCGTCAAACCCCTTTACCTTATTGCTCTTAACCTCAAGTTTGAAATCTCCGTCAGCAATGGTAAAGTTCATCTGGCTGTCAAATTTCACCTGTCCGTATTGCTTCATCACTTCCGCAAACGCCATCGCCTCCTCGGACAGCCATTTGTGAAAACCTACGACCTCATCAACCAGAGCAGTAGTCTTCATCTTTACATCGTGTATAAACCCTGCGCGTAAGCCTTCGTAAGCCTCCCTGCGTTCTATCTTTGCGCCCTTGCTCTCTTTTTCAAGTTTCGACAAAAGGTTTAATTTTTCCTCAGCCGTGAGCTTTGAAATATCAAAATATTGCTTTTCCATTTTTTTTAATTTATAATATTGTTATTTGTTTGAATAATTAAAGTTGTCATTGATGGAACTTCTTGTTTCTCTTGTTTTGGCCTTAATCCGCCTTTGCTTTTGATTGATCTGATTTTAAGGGTAACTTTTTTCAGTTCGTCGACGGTTAGTTTTCCGAACGACTTCCCGGCTATACGCTTATCCTCACAAAAAGCATTTACTCTATTCCAGTCGGTCGTGTCTATCCCGGTAAACTGTAGCTGCTTTAGAAGTCCACTGCGGGCCTTTCTTCTTGATTCTATATAAGCAGTACCCGCAGCTGCTTCCATCGCCTCACAGGCAGCAACATACTCTTTATAATCCATTTCGTGAACATGATCAGTACGTTGCGATGTATAAGTGCTAACAATATAGCGCTTGTATTCATTTCCATCTTCCCCGCTGTGTTCCACCACCTTTTTCAGTGCGGAATAAAAGCGTCCGTAATTAAAGCCAGGTTTCATATTATGAGATATTTATAATACTTTTTTTTCTTCATATAAGACCTTGAGACCGCAAGACGATGCAACGTCAAACTCCAACTTTGCGCCCTTCGACTGCTCCCAACCGTCTAGTAAATAGATATAGTCACACTCAAGTAACATCTGTATGTCCTTTCTCATGTGTTCGCGCCAGTGAGCACCTTCGTCAAGACCATTTTTAAAAGGATTAACAGGTACCATTCCCATGCTATTTATTTTATTCTCTGCTTCCATAAATGCGAGTTTACGCTCGTAGATATCGTAGTGCTCAATGGCACCACTGATATAGATTCGGATATTATTTTTTTTCGTCATACTCATATACGCAAAAGATAGGTGTTTCGGAAACCTGAGAAAACTCATAATCAGCCATCGTCCCTTCCATTCCGGAAATAGTTTTCTTAATAGCATCGCGAAGAGATGCACCCTGAACGAGAAATGTACTAAATGTTTTCTTTTCATATCCACTTCGTTCGTCAATAGTAAAAAAGGCCAATTTAACCTTAAACCACTGGCATTCTATTTCTGAATCTTCGACGAACACATGCTTAAAATTAGCCTCTTTGATTCCCTTGATTTCAAACTCTTCTGAAGTGAAAAGCTTTATTTCTTCTGTAATGCGCGACTCGGCCTCTGTGTAACTTAAGGACTCAACAACATAAGTTTCTGTTACCTTTTTAATGGTACCGTTTTCCTGTAGTTGATTGAGACGAACTTTGCATTCGTACCAGCTTGATGTTTTTTCTTTCATATTTCAATTATTTAATGATTTTATTATTTCTCAGCCAATAGACTATATAGTTTATTTGCACGATTAAGAATAATCGTCCTTGAATCTCCGTCAGACGCTTCACAACTTTCACTCCAAATTGTAATCCATATACAGAACACTTTTACCTGTATTCTGGCAATATATACCACCGGAAGGTCTTCAAGGCTCCCGATTAACGACTGCTTAAGCATAAGGCTGTTATCTCCCGATTGCGAAAGTATCATAGCTTCAGCCATAGCGCGCGTATCCTCTATCTTTTCAGATACCCGAGCGCAAATTCTATATTTATCTATTGTTTTCATATTAGTGAAGAGATTAAGAGTTAAAAGTTAAATGCTGACACTGGCCTCACAGCGTTCAGGATGCTCACCTTAGCGCTCGAGCTCAGGCTGCCGTTGCCGAGGGCCAAGTACCATGCGTTCGTCGCTGAGTTCTCAGTCGATGTCCAATACCATTTGCCCTCTATAGAGGTTCCACCTGCAGCTATTATGGCCTCGTTAACCTTCTTTCTATGAAGATAGATAAATAGCATTTCTGCTACAGACGGAATATATTGACCTGATTCCAACTTAATACGACTGTTTAGACCTATTTCTTTCAGATGTTCCGTGTTTTCCGCACCATTCCAGTCAGCAACTGCATCCAAACGATTATCAATATAGTTATCATAGACAGTCGTGTCTTTATTTTCCGTCAACTCAACGTCGTCACCATCGGCAGCATCTTCAAGCGCAACGGCGATCGACCTGCTACCAAGTTTTATTCCAACTGCCACACAATTTGTTGCGTCACATCCCTTCGTGTACAACACAGGATCACCCTCTTTTTTGATAAGATAAACACCGTCAACTAATTCGGTTGACGAACATCTGCAAGATTTTTCACTTTCGGCCATAACAAAGTCATAGGCCTTTTTTGCTTTCTCTACATTGCCTTTGCACATAGACAAAAGTCTCATTTTTGTTTCTTGATTTTCTAACATAATCGTTAAATTTAAACTTTATTATTTACTTTAATAATCCCTTCTTCCCAAACTGGATAGTAGCTTCCTGGTTCTCCGGTAAACCTGCCCATACAGTAAGCTTTATATCCTGCTACTCTTATTTTTACGCCGGCCAGATATCGAAGCCTGTTTGCACTCTTGCCCGACGGCTGACCTTTATACTCCTGGCTGATATAGATAAAAGACTTTGACGGGAATCGATCCTTCAGATCCTTTGCCTGTTTGTATGTCCATTCTGCCACTTGAAAACTGTCGACGATAATAAAATGTGGGCTCTTTTGTTTTTCCAACCGGCTAACCAAATCCTCGTAACTGTCATCCGTTGCCACCCGGAAACGACCTTGCACGTCATTCATTTTAAACCGCTCAATTCTCTCCTGAAAAGATTGTGAAATCTGCTCTTCGTAACTGAGGTAAAGTGTTGGACCAACTTCGCAAAGCTTTTTTGCCAACTGCATCGCAAAGCTACTTTTTCCGCCCGCGGACGATCCGCTAATAAACCACATTTCGTTAACCGCCGGACATCCAAAAGGGCCACTCCACTTTTCGTCCCATTCCAAGCTCTCATATTTCTTTCTTTCTATATCTTTTGGGCTGTAAGCTCTCTTACTCATGCCTGTTTTGCTTTTTCAATGATCGTATATACACGGCGAAGGGCACCGCCCGACTTACGAGCTATCTCACTGGCGTCAACACCTTCCGGGGCATTTACCTTTGCCACGATTCTCGCCTGTTCCCTCATGAAATCATCCCGTTGCTTCCCATCGTCTGGAGTTACACGGCTGTAATGGTCTCCGTAACGGCTCAGCATTTCAGCATAACCCACCTTACAGCCTTCAACACTTCGGTTAATCTTTGCCTTAAGTCCGTCGGCTCCCATCATGTACCAACCGCAACAGCGTTCCGTGGCGTTCCATAAAGCCTTCAGCTCTAAAAAGGCCTCGTACGCAAGGTCTCCGGCTTCGTCGAGGATTATCAACGGTGTTTCCATGCTGCGCAGGTAGTAAATAAGATCATCATACATATCCTGGTACTTTCCGGTTATTCCAACACCAAACTCCTTTGATATCTTGCGGACTAAAGATCGTTTTGTCTTTGTCTGACTGCAATCTACATAAATGGCGTTGGCGTGACCGGAAACATATTGGCGTGCGGTGAATGTTTTCCCGATATTTGGAAGGTCACATAAGATCGCCGACAGACTTCCGGACTGACATGCCTGCAACTGTGTTGTGATATATTGAAATGTTGCCGTCTTTGCGGCTTTCCACTCGATTCCTTCACGCAAGCTCACGTTCAGTCGACGTGATAGGGATATCCAGTTTGCCTCACTGAGCATCCTGTCAGTCTGACCGTTTTTAAGCTGGCTGTATACTGAATTTGTAATGCCAAGACTGGCGGCATGTTTCGCGTCAGATGGGTAGTTTGTGCGGTTTGCTGCTACGGCTGCAAGAATCCGTTTTTTCATGTCATTTGTTACCATAATATTATTATTTAAATTAAATTTTAATGCTGTTTAAAGGTCATCCAAAGCGCTGGCGGCATAGTTTTCCGAAAATACGTTATCTTTTTTATGCTCAGCAGGTTCAGAAATAGCAGTTGAAACTGTCAGGTTTTCGATAGTTTCGGTCTCTTTTTCTTCCATTTTTTCGGAAATTCCAACCCTTTTGATCTCGTTTTTCTTAACATATCCGTTAAAATGTGCGATTTTCTTTTGCTGCTCCACGTAGACATCCTGGTCAACATCTGTTTTCTCAGCATCGGCCGTGTTGAATGTTCCGACGTTTTGAAGCTGATCAAGAAGCAT